GCCACCGCCGCCGCCGCCGCCGCCCGATCTCTACTATTATTTTTAACCTCCGCCGCGTCTGCAGTACATGTTGGCTCTTCCATTTCAAGTTTCACTTGCGCTGGGGTAATGAGTTCGTCCTTAAAGTGACAAACTAATAAAGGATTACAAAGAGCTTCAGTATTAGGATACGAATAGAGTAAATGAGCTAAATAAACTAATGGCGCGTAATCAACCTTGGGTGGGTTGTCTCTCGCTCCAGGACCATTTGGGCTTTCAAATGGTGGCTCTTTATCTGGGTGACGTAGTTTAAATAATGCTACATATAACTTATATAACTGTTCTGTCATGTGTGATCCGCTAATTTCATATTGTCCTTCGTCTTGTTCAGAGATTTGAGGTGTTTTTAGATTTCTACTTATTTCATCATAATCTTTAGGATCTTTGATACCCTTTTCGGTAAACCATGCATAATTCATCTCATCTGTTTCATGTAAAATATTATAAAAATCTTTTAATTCATTATTTAACGTAGTTCTTTGTCCGATCATACATGCTCGGTTTAATCGCTTAAAACCTTCTTCGGATAATTTACTGGCAGCGAATTGCTCAAACTTCCTGCGAGCCTTCTTATACATTGAAACATTTTTCTCTTTACCATACATCTCTTCATTACCACCAACGCCTGGAACATATTGTTCTGGATCGTCCGCTTGCTTCGTTGGTGGGGGCTGAGCGGACGCAGCTTGTGCATCCTGACCGCGTTCAGGTTCTTTTCTTTTGGTGCCGCTTCTGCTCATTATATATACTATAAAACAATATAAAATTTTTTTGAATAATATATGGAGATATGACCACATTGGCGAAATCAACGCGAATACGATTAATAAAAGACATTAAAGAAACAATGAATTATTCTGAAAACAATAAGAACATATTTTACAAGCATAGTGAAGAAGATTTATTAACCGGATACGCGTTGATAATAGGTGACGAAGATTCTCCTTATAGATACGGAAATTATATGTTTCGATTTACATTTCCGGAAGATTATCCGTTTTCGCCACCTAAAGTAAAATATTTGACAAATGATGGAATTATAAGGTATCATCCAAATTTATATAAAAACGGTACTTGTTGTTTGTCGATTTTGAATACGTGGAAAGGTGACCAGTGGACCGCGTGTCAAACTATATTATCTGTGTTGTTATCAATTTCTTCTATATTCCAGATAAACTCATTAACATTGGAACCGGGTGTAAGGATGTATCATCCAGATGTAGAGAAGTATAATAGAATAATTGAATATAAAAACTTAGATTTTGCTGTGCATGATATTGTAAATATGTCTCTTCAAAAAAAAGATGATGTAGTCGTGAACACCTTTTTGGAAGGGAGTATATTATCACATTGTATTCAGTTATTCAAAGATGAAATACTTGATTCGTTTAAAAAGAACGTTAAGCAAATAATGAAGTTCTTGGAGGAAAACAAACACATGAATCAGAGCAAACAATCAACCTCTATGTATCATATGAATGTAATATTGTCGTATTCTCTTCTTGAAGATAAAGTAACAAATTTACAATCAAATTTTAAATAAAATATTCATAAAAATTGATTTTAATAAAAGTTTAGACATATATATAATATGTACTTTTGTGAAAATTGTGAAAATATGTATTATGTGCATATAGATTCTGAAACAGAGGCCATAACACACTATTGTCGAAATTGTGGTAATACAAGTGATAATGTATTGTCAAATACGAATATGGTTTATGAATACGATGTCGATAAAAATTCGGCTTTTAAATTAGCAAACTCGATAAATCAATATACTAAACACGATCCAACCTTACCACGTACGAACAATATTATTTGCCCAAATAAAGAATGTCCAAGTGTTGCGAAATCTGATTTGCGTAGTGAAGTGGTTTATATCAAATATGATGAAAAAAATATAAAATTTATTTATTTATGTTGCCATTGTGACAAATCTTGGTTTAATTAGAGTTTTATTTCTAAAAATTGAAAATATAATATAAAATTAATATAATATTAATCTTATGTCGGATACAGAGTTTAACGAAAATTTATCAGAGAATGAGCAATTTAGTGACGATGATTCTATTTCAGAAGTTGGATCTGACAATGAATTAAATGATGAAAATATTGAAAACACAGATAATATTTTTAAAGATACGACCACAAATGTACCAACTGTATTGGAATCGTTAGATGAGGACGATGATGAACTCGACGAAAGATTTGATAAAATTGCTAACGCTTCTCAAGTTTACCATGCAAAACATAATACAATTTCTCGTCAGAAAATGTTACCATTGTTAACTGTAAAAAGAGATAAGAATAATATGATTATTGATGATAATCATAAAACTACGCCATTGCTGACAAAGTATGAGAAATCCAAAGTAATTGGGCTGAGAGCTGTTCAGTTAGCGAATGGATTAAAACCATTTATTGATGTGCCATCAGATGTAATTGAACCAACAGTGATTGCTGACATGGAATTACAACAAAAGAAGATACCATTTATTTTAAAACGTCCTGTATCTCTTACACATTTTGAATATTGGCCTATTGGCGAATTAGAAATTATTTGACGGATATTTTCTTAGTTCATTTACATTTGAAATGCGTATGTTACTATGGTTTACTATGTTCATAGGTACCCACCCTTTATACTTTTTGTTATAAATACATTTAAATATTAAAGTATCTTCTTTTTTGTTTTCAAACGCGTCTTTCATCTTCTTGCTAGTAATGAGATCATTAATTAAAGCATAATCGTAAATGATTGGTTTGTTGTCTTTGTTTAAAATATATAATTCATATAATTCACATTTATCTTTTTTTTTAACGATAAATGTGTATTTTATTTTACTGTTTTCAGTGTCGTTTTTACTTAAGATTACACGATATTTGTTTGAAGAAAGTGTATAGTATTTTAAAGCATATACATCGTACGGAATTTTTAAAAAAACATCTTCATCCTTGATGTTGTTTCTAATCCAAGCTAGTGATATATTTACTTGATTGTATGTGTCGTATTGATATTCTTTAGAAAAAAATGTTTTATATGCCTGCAATTTTTGAATAAATGGTGTTTGCATATCTTTACCTTTGTACATTAAAATATCTTCAATAACTAAATTTCGCTCGCTTGTTTTAACACAATAAAATATAGTACCATTTCCCAACGCTAGATCGTTATGGAAACGCATTTTTATAACAGAGGCGTTGGAGATGGTCCTGTCTTTTTGTATGGTAATAAGTATACATTTTGAATCATTGTCTATTGTAGTAAACCATATGTAACATTTAGGTCCATATGGTATAAAAACACAAGCGTCATAATTCCCGATTAAACTATTATTGTGATTATGTGTGTGTTTACTTAAGTCGGGAAAGTTGTTTAGTAGCATAGTATGTATATACATATGTTTACCTCTTTAAACATTTTCATATACAAGTTGTTTAGCTTGTGTTAAGTGTGCCGCACTGTTGAACTCTATATACCATACTTTATTGTTCACGCATACTATGTTCATATGGTCATTTACAATGAATATTTCCTCGTTATATTCTTGTCTTGTGTATATGTATGGCACTTTATCGTATTTTATTAATTCTACTATCGATTTATCAAGTATAAAATCTATTTCATTTTCTTTAAAATTTTCTACTACATCTTTCTTGATAACAACTTTTGTTATTGTTTTATCTGTATTTGATACAGTAAATATACCCTCGTCAGATATTAAAAAGCTACATGTACGTTCTTTTTTATTGTATTTGTTTAGATTTTGATTACGTAAATCGTGTTGTATGTATAATTTCATTTGTAAACTATTTAAACTTAACTTTATATTTTTAAATAAAATTATATGAAATATAAGTTTATTGTGTTAGATAAGGAGAATAATGTTACGATAAAATCTACTAAGTCGATCGACACGCTTTATAAAACATGTGGGTATCGCAAAGATACAGATTTCATCAAACTAAATACATGGGAAGATATTGTAATAAATGAAAGTACTTTGAGTGTTTCTTTGTGGGGGAAATCTGGAGGTAAGAGTAACAATGTTAACAATTCTGTGTTTATCAAACAGATTATAAGTAAACCAGTTTATGGTACAGTGGTATTTGTGTTTGAAGACGAATCAGATGTCTATCCGGATATTGACATGGGAACATGGGAGAATTTTAAAGAACATTTTGCTGCAGTACCTCCTGTTGAGTGTAGTGAATCGGATTATACTTTTGATAATGATAATGATAATGATAATGAAGAAATAGTTAATTGTAATAGTGCTGATGACGATTCAATTGATTATGAGCATTCTAATTGCAACGAGTTAACGTATGAACCCTATTACATTTCAAGTGACGATGAGTGAATAATCTTTATAATTGATTTGTCATCAATATTAAAAGAAGAAAGACAAATAGATGTTAAAAATATTATTATACCACAATATGAAGCTTTTCAAAAAATTGTACGAATGTTTCAAGATATACATAAACTCAGGATTTTATTTTTTGTCACCAAGTCTTTAAAAATTTCAGATTAAACAAAAAATAAAAAACAAGACCCCAATATTTTTGTGCTGGGTTTAAAAAATAGAAAAAACGAGATGTTGGTGACAAAAAGTGTAAATTGTACTTGGGTCCTATAAAAATTGCGCAAGAAATCAAACTAATTAACGTTTCATAGTCGATTTTTTTGTTTTTTTCCTCTTTAGTTTTCCAGTTACTGGCTTTTTTGGTGGAGGGTACGTAGGTGAAGGAGGAGCAAATATAGGATTTTTTGATTTGTTATACAAATCGTTTATGTTCTTGAAAGCTTCATCTGTATATTGGGGTTTAAGGCTTTTTCCATGTTTAGTGAGATTCAAATAACCATTTTGAATTATGTAATTCAATAGGTCAGTAATCTCTAGCAATGATTTGCCTACGACATGGTGTAATAAAGCATCGTGTCTATCGAAAATTTCTATGAAATGTGA